TGCCACTGCGCCAACTTTTAAGCCCCAATTTGGAGCTTCTTCAATTTCTCTTTCTTCAACACCAGCAAAGCGCAACAATTCTTTTTGTTGAGGAGTTCGGCCCCCTCGGCCTCCAATGCTTTTTTCTCTCTGATCTTCAATATCCTTCAACAGTTTTTCAACAGCTTCAGCAATTACTCCAATAGGTTCCGAAGCAATTGCATTCCAACTGGTTCTCATTGACTTAAATGCCTTCTCCATTCTGTCAGCGGCGGCAACGTCTTCTGATTTAATCATTTTAATGGCTCGGCCTTCTCCAAGTTCTTTCAACCCCTGAATAAACTTGCCGCCGCTTTTGCCAAATAGCTCTTGCATGTCTGACACCATGGCGGGGTTCACATTCATGTCCTTCATGGCAACTCCAATTTTCTTCATCAGATCGAAGTTGGTGACGCTGGCATTGTTCAGGTCGTCCATTGAAACGCCGTATTTCTTGAACGTATCAAGCTTGTCGTCATCCGTTTCCGCCGCGCTCTTTCGCGCCGAAGCCAATTTCATCAAGGCCGTTTCCGCGTCGCCGGCTTCCAGCCCGAACATCTCGAACGCCTGAACCAGTCGCTGCGTTTCCTCAGACGACGTGTTTTGACGGTCGGAGAAATCGTCAATGGCAAGAGCCGCCTTGCCCACGTCCAGAATCAGCGTCTTGAAAGCCTGAATTGAGACGTAGCCAGCCGCCAATGATTTCAGACCGCCGGGAATCTTGCCGGTCAAGCCGTTCATCGCTTTGCCAACGCGCCCCGCCGCCCGCTCAAATCCGGTTGAGTCGCCGTCAATGATGACCTTTGTTCCGAGCGTGCTCATTGTGTTCCTTTCGCCATCGCTGCTCGGATCGCGTCTATGTCAGGGTTGGCCGTCAATTCCTGGAGCCGTGCGTTCTCCTCGCGCCACTCGGCTGCGGACTTCACCGTGATGCCCCCTTGCCGCTCCGCATTGGCCGCTAGGAGGTGCCGGCCTAGCAGATAGGGGAAGTTGACCGCCTCGGAAAAACTCATGCTTAAATCGGCCATAAACGCGGAGAGGTAAATGAATTCACCGGGACTGCCGACCGGGCCGGAATCATCGCGCTGTTGTTTGGGCAAACACATTGGGATGAGGTCGTCTGATTCCGCGCCAAATCCGCCGGCTGCAAGGTAGTTGGAAAACCTTTTGACGCCCGCGAAGAAATCAAACGTGACGTTGGCTCGCCGGCGCAAGAGCCGCTTCGGCCCGCGTGCAAGCTCCTTGCCCCATGCTTCAAGCTCACGGGCCATCTTATCATCGAGCCGAATTTTACAGCCATCCTCATACGTTCCTGAGCAAATCAGAACCGAAAAGAAAAGGTCGCTCGCCTTGATTTCTTCGCCCGTGACAAACGCGGATTCAAACCGGCGCAACAACATCAAATGACCAGCGGAAAGCGGAAGCAACTCCAGCTTGCAACAGACCACCGGCGCAGGCACGGCGGCAATGAGCCATGCCGATTCGTTCATAAATCAGGACGTGATTAAGGTCGTGGCAGCGGGACGGGTTTCGAGTTCCAAGGTCACCTGAGCATATCCGTCAACCTCGGCTGATTTTTCGCTGCTGACAACGTAGTAGGTTCCGGCAACCTGAGCGTCGGTGGAGCAGGTTACAACCACGGTTGAACCTTCGCTGGGAGCTAAGAACTGCGCGTAAGTGCCGGCCTTAGTGGTCGCCAGAACTTTGCCGGTCACACTAAGCGAATCGTGAGGATCGGAAAAAACTTCGTTCACCGTGAGGCCGTCGAACGATTTTGCGCTGGTGCGCGTCTTAGCCTTGGCCGCGTTGAATTTGACCGACTGAATCAGCATCGTGCCGAGACCGTCTGCCGTGTAATTCCCAACCGTTCCCGCGCCGATGGCGGCAATGGAAAGGTCAGCGTTCAGCGACCAATAAAGTGCGGTTGATCCTCTTTGAATTTCTGTGTCAGCCATAAATTTGTTTTCCTAATGTTGGTGATAAGGTGTGCTTATCGTGGTTATTGTCAAGACTGTTTATTGAGTGCCGCCTGTAATTTTTCGTGCGCGTATTTCCGCCAGCCGTTTTGCATTTCGAGCATCCCCTTTTGCATGGCCGAGTCCATCTTGGCCTGCCCTGCTGGTTTTACGGTTTGCGTTTTTGTTCCCTTCTCCGTTTTGTATGTCCACGCGGCAAATAAAATTGCCCGCGTGGTGAACCATGAGCCAATCGCCTTCGCCGGTTTCCCGTAGCTGTAGGCATCTTTGAACTTGGAGTTTTTGTGAGATTTTCCAATCGCCTTGGCAATGTCGTTCATGGACTTTACAAAGCGAGATTTTAGAAAATACAAATGCGAGATTCTTTTCCCAACCAGTGCCTTCGCCATCTTTGCCGCGCCGCCGCCGAATCCCAAATCCAACCCGTTCAGGTTGCCGTGCTTTTTGAAGTATGTCCCGACGATGATGTTTCTCGCCCGCCCGCCGTAATTCTTAACCACTCTCGGCTTCTTAAAAGCCTTCCCGCTCTTTGCTGAATGGGTAATCGTGCGAGTTCCGTTCTGTGTCAGCAACGCATCAATCTTTGCCCGGTCGCCAACTGGACACGCCGCAAACGCAGACCTGGCGCATCGGAAAGCCATGTCGTTAATCACGTCGTTTTTTGCTCGGCGACTGCGAGCGATTCGAGCCTTGAAATCCCGGTTGAATTCTTTTAAGTCAAGTTTGACAAGCGGCGCAATCATCGGTCGGTCTCCGTTGCGTCGATCAAAATGAACGTGCTGCGAGTCACCCATGAGTTGCCAATCATGTCCTGCTGCGCTCCACCAAGCTTCCAGCCAGCCACGCTGAAATCGGCCTGCGTTGCGTCTAACAGGTTCGTCAGCCCTAACACGTTAAGCATGTCGCGCACCGCTTTGACGCGGCCCGTGTGAACCGCCCGCAAATCAACTGCGGCACCAGATGAATCAGCACGCCCGGCGGCGTCCGTTACAACCTTGACTTCAACTTCGGCGTCCCAGTGACCACTGCGTTGCAGCCCGTCAACATCCGTCGGTGAGATAGCCTTGCAAACTACACAAACGTGATCCGTCGCGAGGTCGTCATACACCAGCGACACAAGCACCGGCACCGGGCCAGCGGTCAACGCCGCGTCCACGCTGCCGGCAATGACGCTGCGAAACGCTTCCTCAATCTTCGATTCAAGAATTAACTCAGCCATATCATTTAGGATTTGCCCCGTTCGCCAGCAGCATCGTTACTAACGGATTCTCCGCGCTGGCCCGCACCGTGCCGACGATGTAGGTGGCGCCGGCCACGGTGACGTTGCGACCTTGCACCGGAGCCGTAACTAGGTCGTCGGCAAGATAGTTCACGCTAGCCGAGTATTCGCTGAACAAGCCACCGTCCGACGGCGTGCTGCCCTTGGTGATGCGATTGAACACGCACGGCACCGCTGTCCCCGCGTAGGTGAAGGACTGGCTTCCGCTTGTCGTGATCGTCTCACGAAATGCGGCGATGAAATCAGTAAAAATTGCTGCGGCCATAATTAAAAACCCCGCCCCCGGTTTCCCAGAGGCGGGGATGAAACAACACGAACCAAAATTTGTTAGCCGATGATGCCGGCCACGTGCTCACTTTTTACACAGCTCACCCCCCATGCACAGGCGATCTCGAAATGCACCATTCGAAAACCCGGATACATGGCGAGTTCGAACGAAATTCCGCTGCGAGGGTCGGTGATGGTTGCACGATCAATCGCAAGGTCATTCGGGACGCTGGCCGGCAGGCGAGTCGAGAGGACGATGGCGTTGCGGCTGAAGGCCACGTTGCGGGCCGAGGTGCCGAAGACCGTGATGGCCGTGTTATCGGCAACCACAGCCTGAAGGCCGGGACCATTGATCACAATCGTGCCGCTGGCCGAGGTCGAGCCGGTCGCAACCACATATTTCTGCGCTCCACCAGTCGTGCCGGTGATGCTCAGAATGTCGCCAGCAACAATGCCGGTGGTGTTGACGGTGCCGGTGTCGAACGTAATGGTGGTGTCGCCTACCGCGCCCGCGCCGTTGAACAGTGCGCCGGTCATTGCGCCCGCCGTGGTGGACTGGATCTTCGCGGACTGGCGAAGGTTGAAGCCGTAGAGGTCGCCGAGCGTTCCCTGACGGAGCAGGTTGCCGCCGTCGCCAGCCTCGTTGACTTTGTAGAGGTTGGAGGTGCTGCGGAGAGCCACGGCAGCGGTCGTGTTAAACACAGCCGAACGGTCAGAAGAAGGTGCTCCGTTGTCGTCGAGGATTTTCTGGGCCTGCGCGAAGTCGGCGAGAACCGGCGCGGTGCCAGCGGTCGCACCGAAGAAACGGGAAGCTCCGTTCTTAGCGGCCACGGCGCAATCAACTTCGATTTCGTTCACGGCGGCGCGAATGGCCTGCGCGATCTGGCCCTGCTGCAAGGACAGATAACCGGGGCCGTTGTTCACGGACTTAATTTCTTCCTGAGTCCAGGAGAACGGAAAAGCGCGTTGCTTAGAAATGCTGTGCGTAACATAACCGATGGTCTGGTAAGCCGCCGCCGGGAAGCTCATCGCCGGGGTGATGTCTTTGCCGGCAGAGTTAGACGGCGTGATCGGAATGCGAATGTTTTGGTTTGCGGCGATGGTGTCAGCGGACGGGTCAAGCTGCACGGCGGGAATGAATCCGACCAGTTCGCGGGAGACAACATCCAAGGCGCGGTAAGCGTCTGGAATCAAATTAGTAAGGGTGTTGGGCATAAATTATTTGTGGGTTATTTGAGTTTGCCGCCGTTCTTCACGAAAGACATCGCGTCGTAAGCGGGCATTTTTGCGAATTCTTCGCGGGACATTTCTTGCATGGAGTTTTGATTCTGTGAATCAGAATCAAGTTTGACGACCGGCCCGCCTTGTCCAGCAACAATAGCCAGAGCCTTGCGGTTGGCTTCAAGGTCGAGTTCGGCTTTGCCGTCGGCGAGAGCCTTTTCAGCCGACACCTGAGCGGCGATGGCTGAATCCTTGGCGATGTTCGCGGCGGCGAGATTGGTTTGAAGCGTCGAAATTTCGAGGGCGAGATTTGACGCCGTTTCTTTTGCATCAACGAGTTCGGCAGACTCTTGGCGAGCCGCGACCGTAGCGGCTTCCGCAAGGGCTAGCTTGCTTTTCGTCTCTGCGAGTTCTTCGATTAGAGTCATAAGTTTTACTTCTTGGGATTATTAGTTAGCCTAATCATCCGCATTGTCAAATTTATTTTGTAAAGAGTTTCATGGCGGCCTCAAGGCTGTCGGCGGTTCCGTCGCAGAATCCTTTGGCCGCGCCGATCTTTCCGCTGAAACATTGGCCGTCCATGTCTTCGTCATCAACTGGCCGGTATAGCTTCACGAATGCTTTGAACTCGCCGGCGATGGCGTCAACGTCGGCCTGAGTTTCGGCAATCATTCCTTCCGTCACCTTGCCATCCGCGCCGAGTCCCTTAGAGACTCCGCTGGCAATGCGCGTGAGCTTCAGGCCCATTGATTCAAGGAAGCCCGTGGCGTCAGTCAACACCGTGTAGCAGCCAACGGAGCCGATGCCACCGGAGCCGAGGGAGACGATAGCGTTTGCGCCCGCTGCGATCCAGAGCGCGGCGGAATAGCAGTCTCGCGCAAAGACGCGGACGGGCTTTTCGCCGCCGGCTTGGATCGCGGCAATCTTCGCGGCCAGCTCAGGAATGCCGGTCACCATTCCGCCCGGCGAATCAATCGCCAGCCAGATAGATTTGACCGCCTCATTTGCCATTGCCTCGTCGAGGTCTTCGCCCACGTCTTCAGGGTCAACGTAGCCGAAGGCGGCGGCAATGGACGGCAGGCCGGTTGCCAGCACGCCAACGACGGGGATGATGGCAACGTCGCCAACGATTTCCATGCGTTGAATCTGGTCGCCGTAGATGTCGTGCATCATGTCGCCGCCGATGTAACGCTCGGCAACCTGGCCGAAACTTTCTTCGGCGTGCGTAAGTTGAGCAGCCCAAACTTCCGGCGAGCAGCACACGGTTTTTACGGTCTTCAATTTAGTCAGCAGCATTGGTTTCCTTGGTTGGTTCAGGCGGGACGGTGGGAGTGTTTTGAGTGCGTTGCGAAAATAACGTCAGCACATATTCCATCGGCAGTCCGTATTGTTCAGAATAAATTTTGGCGTCGGCTAATTGCTCGCCAACATAATCCTTAATCTCAGCGCGGATTTTCTGGTGATTCTTTCCGTCGGCAGCGCGGACACGCTGCACCGAAGTGATGCCCAGCTTGAATTCCTCGCGCTTGATCTGCGAGGAATATCCTTTGTCAGCGGTGAATTCTTCCGGCGGAACGTGGTAAAAATTGCGCCACGAATTAGGATTCGACGGCATGGGAAGTTCGCCGGACTTAATCGCTTTGCACACGCGCCAGCAATCAATCTGCCACGCGATGCGCTGAAGGATGGTTTGCCGCGCCTCGAAGGAATACTGGGCCAACTCCATAATCATGCGGAGGGACGCCCCGCCGGTCTGCGTGGCGTTGTAGAGTTCGTAAGGCCAGCCAATACTCAAGAACGCATTGCGCTGAATCATGTTCCAGAATTCGCGCTGGTCAGATGACGGGCGATTGCTGCCTTGCGGAAACTCAACCTTGCTTCCGGTGTTGGCCTTGAAGACCCGCATTGAAACGCCGTCCTCGGTTTGCTGCCAGATGCTGCCACCGTTGACTCCGGCGGTCGTCGAGAACTCGTCAGCGTTCGGGTCTTGCACTTGGCCGGCCTCGTTGTATTCGATGACGCTGTGCGCTCCCTCAGCCTTGAGTGCGAGCTTCGTAAATCGCCGCACTTGTTCCAAATCCTTCCAGTCAATCGCACCGCTGCCAATCGGCGGAATGCCGCGAGCCTGGCCTGAATAGACAGGCTCGTATTCCAGCACGGCGTCAGCAGTCAGCACGGGGTTTCCGTCTGCGTCGAACGTGTTGACGCACGAAATTTCCTCCTGCTTTTGACCAAGAGAATCAAAGAGGCAAACGGCCACGGTTCGCAAATAGGAATCGAGGATCACGCCGTCGCGGTAACTCATCCCTGCGTAAATTCCATCTGGCATTACCGGCGTGCTCATGTGCCAGGTGTTGCCGATGCGGGAAGCGGGAATTGTCTGGATCATCGGGTATCCGTCATCGCAAAACTTGCGGACGAAATCGCCGTCAAGGTCGAGCGCAATGCTCCAATTTTTCAGCGTTCCGGCCCAGTCAAAAGGCGAGCCGCGAGTGTTGAAAACCTTGTGCCATTCCCTCAACATCTCAACGGCCTTGTCGCCCCATTCCTTGTCCGCTGGGTCGCCGATGAATTGAGGCGCGAAAGATTCAGAACCGGAGCCAACGCACAATTCAGATTTCAGTTTGATGGCCCA